TCCACAGACAGAGATCAACATATCGAATCAAGTTATCGTATTACAACAATCATTAACGCCTACTATTAACGTTGGCGATCCAATCTATGCAGAGAATAACTCTTCTGTAGTAACACCTATTAATGGTGTAGCATTCGATTCATCGCCAGCGAATATCACAGGTGGCGGGCGAGTCGTTGGATATGATCACCCCCTCGTTTACATCAATACAATAGATCGCACTAAAGAAGTTTTTCTTCAATACGTAAAAGATCAACTCGCTTTACTATCAGGGTTTAATACCTCTGCCGATCCCGCTATTAATGCTGTATTCAATAGAGAAGACATCGCTACTGGATATAGATTAGGTGACATTACTAATACTGGTTACGTGGCGGCTTCCCTCAATCATATTACTGCACTAGACGTTGCTAGATTTGAGACATTCAGAACTGGTACTGGTACTATCACTTCAGGGCAAACAGCATGGATCAATACTAAATTACTTCCTGCTCTATATGCTGAAGGTTTAGGATATGACTTCACTGTATTGCCTACTAATGGTCAAGCTGATTTCATTATAGGAAGTACTGCTGTCAATGGAGTTTCTGTTGGACTGTTTAACTCTTCAGCAAGTTTTGTTGTTGACACTATATCAGCAACCGATCGTGAGACAGTAACTATCATCACAGACATAATCGGAGACTTCACTGATACTCCTCTACAAGTTACAGTTAACGCAACTGCTATGAGTAACCCTCGTACATATCAGATAGAGACATTAGGTACTACTACTCAAGCACAATGGAATACTGCCGCTGGTACTTCAAGCGTCACGTATGCTGTAGCAGATGAGTTTGTTGCAATCAATGCGGCAGCTGGTGGTAATGGTACAGTTATAGACGTTACTGATACTAACTATTTCATGAGTGGACCTACAAGCGAAACATTGAATACTAAATTCAAAGACGCATTCACTCCTCTTACAGTTACTATAGGCTCTATAGATGATATCGTTGTTACGAGTGCAGGTAATGCATATCAGAATGACGTACTCACTGAAGCAAGCTATAGCGACATCGCTAAATTTGATAAGAGAAATCCTATCGTCACGTTTGCTTCTGTTGACTTCTTATTAGAAGTTGGTGAGATTGTGACATCTGCTATCACTGTAGAAGATCCTACATACGCCATCGCAGACGGTATTCCATATACTGTTCGTGCTAAGTTTCTTAAGAGAAGTGGCAACGATTTCTACTTCAAGCTATTGAGTTTCCATAACTTTGACACTAGCTCTACTGTAAACATTCGTGGTGTACAATACGCTATATCGAATGTTAGAAAAGATATGACATCTAAAGCCATGGGTTCGAATGCTGTTATATCAGGCATTGCTAGTTATCAGACTGGTCAGATCGACACAGTAAGCATACTGAACACAGGCTTTAGATACGAAGATAGAGAGTTAGTGGACTTAATAGACACAGATGGAATCTCTGTCGCTAAAGCAGATTTACGTACTTTAGGACCTGGCTTAAGCGAAGGTAAGTGGAAGACTACTAGTTCGTTCTTAAGTGAAATTAATAGAAAGATACACGACAATCATTACTATCAAGAGTACTCGTATGATATTGGATCCATTGTAGACCCAGTGAAATATACTCCTCTTATAGATAATGTTGTGGGTGTAGCTGGTACAAAACTGTTCAGTTCCCCTCTCATAAATACAGATAGTAATCTATCTTCAACACTAGATGTGGAATTCCAAGTATGGGATATTACAGAAACTCAGTTGTCGAATGAAGAGGGTACACAAAACTTGAACACTGAGGACAATCAAGGACTTGTAAGCACAGTCATAACGCTTGACACTGTTACAAGTGGCAACGTCACAACACAGATAGGGACTTAACGGATAGAACAATGGCAAAAATTATAACTGAAAATTTTAAAGTAGAGACTACGAAAGAGTTATTTGGCTCCTTCGTCAGTAACAATGCTACAGTGAGTTCTAACTTTGCAACGTCTCTTGGCGTGTACGACACAAGCAACTCACTTAGTCTATCTTCAAGCAATGTATCTGACATTACGGGAATCGTTAATACACAATTAGCGAATCTTAATCCTGAGTCTGATTACTATATCATGGGCTCTAGTATCGATAAGCCTAATAATATAGCAAACACCCAATTCGAAAAGCGAGAGTTCGAGAGGCGAGTCATCTTTGGAAACAAAGTGGGCGTTAACGAAATTCGCTATATGTTCAATATCAATAACTGGGCATCAGGCACAGTCTACGATGATTTCGATGACACTCAAGATGCGTCACTATTAAACATGATCGTCACAGTCGTTAACGATGAAGGCAACTACTACGTATTTAAGTGTCTAGATAATAATAACAGTGGACCATCTACATCTGCACCAAGTCTTAATGAAATCGATACTAGTACATATGAGTTAATCATATCAAGTGATGGCTACGTATGGAAATATATGTTCTCAGTCACGAGCGCAGAAGCACAAGTATTTGCAACTACAGATAGTTTGCCTTTACCTTATCCTGCTCTGGGTGATACTCTAGTCCAATCAGGTGCTAAAGAAGGTCTGTCACAGATTGTAATTACTAATACCCCTAGCGGACTATTCAGTAAATGTGTATTCGGACCAGGTACTACTACGGCTGATGCCTCTACAGTTGCATGTGAAACAGTCACACAAGATTCTGCCCTAACCACTAAGAAGTCTATTGTAGTCAAGATTTCTCCTAAGTCTGGATCATTCTTAGACACTAGTGATAACTCCTATGCGAATCTATATCTCTGGAGAAGTGATGGTAAGGTGTTTGATGTTATCACATCTGCTCAGCCTAGTGCCACAGGACAATACATCAACATAGTCATTTCGACATCAGAGACCGTTACTTCGTTCACGCAGGGCGGTAAGACATATAAACTCCTGCCAAAGATTAGAGTAAGTCGAAGTACATCCTCAGGTACTCCCTGTGTTGCTTACGGCATCATCGATCAGTTCGGAACACTTACTAAGGTTGCTTTTACTGCTAAAGGTAGTGAGTACAAGTATGCAACAGCAAAACTTATTTTACCCGCTGGAGTTGCCGCATCTGCTAATGAACAAAACTTAACTGCAACATCATTACGACCCATCATATCACCGACTGGTGGTCATGGATCAAATGCTATCGCCGAGATGTCTATGAGTAGACTTGGAGTAGTTACAAACTTCAGCGGTGAAGATGTTCTAACTCCTAATGCCAACTTCTACACGAAGGTAGCATTAGTAAAGAATCCTATATTCAATGATGCTACTAAACCAGCACAGCTTGATAATAGAACTGTAGTCACGCTCACAGGTGATTTTACAAGCGTTGCAAGTGTGGGAAGATATATAACACAGACGATATCTCTAGGCGATTCTTTGGGCACAGAGCAAGTCGTGGGCAAAATACATCAGAGTGTTTATGACGGCAGTACAAATACTAAAGTCTATCTAGTTGACTACACTGGAGATTTCCAGAATAGTTTTCAGACTGGCAAGATTTTTATAAAAACTGATCCTGCTTTAGCCAACGCCGTTACGGCTGGCATTGATATAAATAATAGTAATGTTGTATATGGTAACTATAAAGCGTACAGTGGAGACATTCTACACTTTGTTGATTTTGATCCTATACAACGACAAGCAGATCGTAAAGAAAAAATAAAGTTTATCTTCGACTTTTAAGGAAAAGAGTATAATACATGGGCATTAACACAGACTTAAACGTTGATCCGTACTATGATGATTTTAGCGAAGCAAAACAGTTTAACCGTATTCTGTTTAAGCCAGCTAAGGCAGTCCAAGCACGTGAATTAACACAACTACAAACTATTCTCCAGAAGCAGGTTGAACGCTTTGGCTCAAATATCTATAAGGAAGGTACTGTCATTAGCGGTATCAACGTTACTGCTCGTCCAGATATTTTCTATGTGAAGCTAAACGATCAATCAAACTTTACTGACCCAACGCTCTATGGCGAAACAGATCAGGTAACTTACACTGTAACAGGTCGAGCATCTGGTCTAGTCGCTGAGATCATTAAAGGTGAGAATGGTTTCCAGACTCAGAATCCTGATCTCAAAACGTTATATATGAACTACATTGGTTACGATACAACCACTAGTACTACAGACGTTAAAGAGTTTCAACAGGGCGAACTATTAGATATTAAAGTCTTTAAAGTTGCCGACGCAAATGCCGCTACACTTTATGGCTCTGTTGGCACCACTATCACCACTGTTACCGTTGCTACTGTCGCCGCCCATGCTGGCAGATCATTCGGTCTAACATGTGAAGAAGGTGTGCTTTATCAGAAGGGTCACTTCATATTTGTTAACTCTCAGTTCGTTGTCGTATCGAAGTACTCTAATACTCCTGGCAATGTGTCCGCTGGTTTCACAATTAACGAAAACATCATCACATCAGGCATAGATTCGACTCTACTTGATAACGCCGCAGGATTTAATAACGAGAATGCTCCTGGCGCAGACAGACTTAAGCTAGTACCAACACTAGTATCATATAACACAGCGAGTGAGCCAACAGAGTTCTTCGCACTCATTCGTTACGTTGATGGCAACGCTGTTCGTATTCGTGATAAGACAGAATTCAATTCTATCTCTTCTGAGATGGCACGTAGAACTTATGATGAATCTGGAAACTATGTCACAAAAGGAATGAACGTAACACTAGAGCAATCGGGATCTGACGCTTATGCTGTAGTTTCTCCTGGTAAAGCATACGTCTTTGGTACTGAAGTACAGAACATCGCTAGTAGAAAACTATTGATTGCTCCAACCACTCTTACTCAGTCAAAGACTAATCAGTTCACTGGTGTATCTTACGGACAATATTACACATTCAATCCAGCGGCAGGTCAAGTAATAGACCACTTTGACTTAAACGGAAGCAGATATAATCTAAAGAACAGTTCGAACGCAATTATCGGATCATGTTCAATATCTAATATTACTCCTGGCAAAGTATATGTTTATGCTGTCACGAAGACTACTGGACAAGAGAACACAGCGGTAGCTAAGATCGAGAATACTCCACTGACTAACAGTGGCGCACTCTACGGCACTAACAGTGGCGGTAAGATATTCGATGCTGGTAAGACTAGCATGAGTAGCATGACAGATGTTAAGTATACTAAGAGAATGCGACTTGCTATTGATGCCAGCGAAGATGCTACAATCACGCTATCAGCTACAGCTACAGAACAGCCCCTAGGCAACAGCAGTATCTTTGCAGTTGATGCGTCTAATAATATGATCACCGCTACAAGCACAGTAGTTGGTAATGATGTCAACGTAACACTAAGTTCTGGCACTGCACAGTTCTTATATTACGATGCAATCGTAAGCGGAACAGACGAAGATGGATTACAAGAACTAGACGTTTACGTCAAGTCGACCTTTAATGCGGGCATCGCAACTATAGGTCTTCCTAATGCTATCCAACTTCTCGAAGTCATCGATCAAGACGGAGCAGGCGCTAACGTAACAGGTAAGTTCAGACTCGTTAACAACCAAAAAGATAACTTCTACGGCATCTCATACCTTACTCCTAAGTTAGGTGAGACTATATCCAACAACGCACTCAGAATTAAAGTGAAGGTACTGAAAAGAACTTCTACTCTAGGCAGTGGATACATAACAGTAGATAGTTATAGTACACTTGCAAGTAAGAATCTAGTTAAAGACTTCGTAGGTAAAAACGGAATAGTCTATAACCTAGTTAACTGCTTTGACTTCAGACCTTACAGCACTCCTTTAGTGTCATACTCTGTCGGTGTTGCTGGTGCACCATCGGCATCTGTGAGCGGAACAACTGTTGTTCCTGGCATTCAGATCGCTAATGAAAGTACTATCTCAGCTACTCACGCATACTACATGTCTAGAGTCGATAGCGTGGTAATTGATGAGCTAGGAGGAATCTCTCTCTATCAAGGTGGAGAAGCAGAGAACCCAAGTATCCCAACACTGCAAGGACTGTATGCAATCAATAACATATTTGTGCCTGGCAACACCACTGCTATAACTGGCAACAACTCTCTCAAAATCAATGACGTATCTAATAAGAACTATACGATGAAAGAGATTGCTGGCATTGAAGACAGAATAGATCGTCTAACAAATCTCGTATCTCTTAGCATGTTAGAACTTGACGCAAAGAGCATCTTCATTCCAGACGGTAGTGGAAACGATAGATTCAAGAACGGCATCTTAGTAGATGGATTCAAAGGTTTACAAATAGCTGATATCACTGATCCAGAATTTAAAGCTGGTGTTGATAAGACACGAACAGTGGCAACTCCATCAGTCACTCAGTTCCCGATTGATCTAAAAGTTGGAGCGAGTACTGGAGCTAACACGTTCCAAGATATCATAACATTAGCAGACACAGGAACACGTGTGACTGTTATCGATCAGCCTTATGCTACTAGCTTTAGAAACTGTGTGTCTAACTTCTACAACTATGCTGGTAAAACTTCAATCGAGCCTGCATTCGATGCGGGATACGATGTTGTTCAGAACCCTGCTATCAACTTAGAGATAGACCTTGCTACACCTATTTTAGATTTACTTGATAACTTGCAAGAGATTATTCCTCTAACTAGAGAAAGCACCAATACTACCGTAGTTACGGCAGCAACACGTAGGGCAGCTGGATCTGGCAACGTAGCAACCACGACCACTAGTCTGACAAATGAGACCAGTCGTTTCACGGAATCAGTTGGCAACTTTGTAACAGATGTTACGATGAAGCCGTATGCCTCTTCGAAAGAGATTAGAATACTCGTTACTGGTCTTAGACCTAATACTAGACACTATTTCTACTTTCAAGGCGATTCTGTTGATGCCCATGTATATCCCGCAAGCGTCAATTCCACAGTCGTTGGTTCTGGTACAGAATACAACGTTGCAGACGTAGAGATAAACGGAACTCTTGGCGCATCTGTACGTACTGACTCTGAAGGAACTCTAACAGCAGTATTCTTTTTACCAGAATCTACATACTGGGTAGGAGAAAATACCTTAGAGATTGCGGACGTTAGTTCATACATCAACATATCTTCAGCTAAAACATCTTACACTAAAGCGGTGTATCGTGCATACAACTTTGCGATTGGCAAATCCGAATTAAGTACAACTACTCGTACTGTTGACTTTGATACTGGCACTAGTATTGTTAATAGATCCTTCCAGATACCACAACTAGAAGCTCCTCGGGGAGATCCTATTGCACAAACATTTGTGGTACGTGCTTCACAAGCCGCAGGTGCTTCAGTATCATTCGTTAGTAGTCTCGACTTATTCTTTAACAAGAAATCTGCAACTGTTGGAGTGACTGTCGAGATTAGAGAAGTCATTAATGGATATCCTTCTAAAGCAGTACTGCCTTTTGCTAGAAAGCATCTGAGATCAAATCAGGTTAACGTGTCAACAACTGGCACTACTGCAACTACAGTCACGTTTAAGAATCCGGTCAAGCTTCAGGTAGAAAAGGAATATGCATTTGTAGTTATTCCAGATCAGAACTCTCCTGACTACTTGATCTACACCTCTAAAGTTGGCAACCCAGACTTAGCAACAGGAACAGCTATCACGAACGATTGGGGCGACGGAGTACTGTTCACATCAACTAACGATAGTGCATGGAAATCTTACCAAGACGAAGACATTAAGTTTACTCTAAAAAGATACCAATTCCAATCTACAGCCGGCAGTGTTGATCTTGAGCCTAATGATGTAGAGTTCTTGACTGTATCAGGAACAACTAATAACTTTAAGAATGATGAATTAGTATACGTCAAAAAGACTACACAGTATCCTGCTGGAGTTAATGGACGAGCATTGACTATCCTCGGTGGTAGTGGATTCTCTATCGGAGATTATGTGTTCATTGAATC